GTGATGCAGGGGGTTTTTACAGGGCAATTGACTGCAAAGGAAGGACTTGATGAGGTAGCCAGCAAAGTGAATAAATTACTTGATGAGTTTTACGCAAAATAAATAAAAGGAGGTAATATTGCCTGCCTTGTATGTAATAGTATAACCCTTTATTTTTAATTTGAATTTTTATAGAGGGCAAGATCACTCAGCAAGGCAGGCAATAAAAGAAGGAGAATATGAAAACAATAAAGATAGATAATTGTACCAAGTGTAACCCTATTGGAAAAGGTATTTGGAAAGATGATATATATGCAAGTACAACAACAGAATCGACTAAAATATATACAGGTAAAGATGAATGGTATTGCAGAAATAAAAAAGTTAAAAAAGGTGGTTATTTCGGATGTAAATATATCACTACCGCAGTAGAAAATTGTAGTTTTATCACCATCCCTAAATGGTGTCCATTGGAAGATTATATTGAATTATGTAAATATAAATGTTCTTGTGGCCATAGTTTTGAAATGAAAATTCAAAAGGTAGGAAAAGATAAAGATTTTAGATTAGAGTATTTTATTTGTGATAATTGTGGTAAAAAATATATTATTCATAATAATATATTAAAAGTAATAAGGAGACCAGCCAATACCAACAACCCTAATTAATCAATTTAAAAAGAAGGTAAGCAAATATGGGATGTATTATCTTTTCCTATTGCCCTTCGTTATACCGTTTATCATATTTTTAGTATATCCCTTAATCAATGCTTTTATATACAGCTTTCACAAGTTTAATTTATCTACTTATAAGTTTATCGGATTGCAAAACTATATCGATATTTTTAGTAATCCTTTATTTAGAAGATCAATCCTTATCACTTGTTGTTTTGTGATAGGTGCAGTGCCTCCAATTCTGTTCATAACGATTTTCTTATCGGCAATATTAATTAAATTGAATGACAAGATGAGAACCATCTTTGTAGGAATATACTATTTGCCTACGGTAACTTCGATAGTTACTTTTACCCTGGCCTGGAAATGGATTTACAATTATCGGTATGGGATATTAAATTTTATTGTAAGACTATTGGGATATGAAAATATCAATTGGCTATCCAATAAATATACGGTAATCCCCTCTATAACAGTCATGCTTATTTATGCGGGAATTGGAGTTCCGATTATTCTTTATATCTCGGCAATGGCGGGAATACCGCAGACCCTGTATGATTCGGCCATGATAGACGGGGCTACCGATTGGCAAATCTTATGGAAGATTACCGTGCCATTGATTATGCCTACTACCCTGTATTTGCTGATAACCTTAACGATAGCTATGTTTCAGGTTTTTATATTTGTATTATTAATGACGGGTGGCGGGCCGTATTATCGAACAACAACTATATCTTATTTAATGATTCAGGAGGCTTTTACGGATAGCAATTTCGGGATATCCAGTGCAATTGGAATTATATTTTTGGTGATTATAGCGGGGTTGGCTTTGGTACAATATAAATGGTTTAGTAAAGAGATAGAGTATTAAAGAAAGGAGGAAAATTATGAGTTTAATAAATTCAGAATTAATGGAATTAATTGAAGACGTGAAAATCGTAAGTTATGATAAAGAACAACGTAGACTTACTAAAGAATATAAGATTCTTGATTCGGATTATAAAAAAATAGAACAGGTTAATCCCCCAATAAATCCTGGTGCAAAAGTAGAAATATATTGGCATAAAAAATGGGGATATAACCGGCCAGATTATGGTTATATATTTACATTGCCTGGAGATGATGATGAAGATATTTTTATAGATGGAATAATTCACATTCCATATCCTCAGGGTCTTGAAAAATGTATGAATGAGCCAGAATGGATTTATATAGGTAGACTTATATCAAATCCAGAAGTTATTAAAATTAAGATTATTGGGAGATGATTAAATGCTAAAAATAATCTTTATGACCATAATAGCCCTATTATTTCTCTTGCCCTATTATTGGATGGTCGTTATATCTCTTGAACCAGAAACATTAGGCACTAACCCCAACCCCCATTTCATACCGCAGAATATAACTTTTGATAACTATACTTTTTTATTCTTTAAGGTAAAGGAATTCTATCGCTGGATATTTAATAGCTTATTCACTTCTATGATGGCGGTATTATTGGTTTGCACTTCTGCCTCGATGGCCGGTTATGTTCTGGCAAGAAGGGCATTCCCGGGGAGCAGGGCAATCTTTATGATATTTTTAGGCTCGATGGCCATACCGGCAAATATATTATTATTACCTAGATTTATATTGATGAAGAATTTACATCTTATCAATACTTACCCGTCGATATTTTTGATAATCGTGGCCAGTGCAGGCGGGGTATTCTTGATGAAACAGATTATACAAACTATACCTAATGAGATGATAGAGGCGGCCATGATAGACGGGGCGAATGAGTGGGGGATATTCTGGCATATCATTTTGCCAATGATTAAACCGGGAATAATAGCACTGGGGATATTTACCTTTGTTACCGTTTATAATGATTATTTCTGGCAATTATTGATGATTAAAGATACTTCAATGAAAACCTTGCCATTAGCGGTAGAAGTCTTTGCAGATACTCCTCAAAATCCGAGGATACAATTGACGATGGCGGCGGCTTTTATTGCAAGCTGGCCACTGCTGATATTATTTTTTATATTTTATAAACATTTTGTACGGGGAATTTCGATAGGTGCGATTAAATAAGGTGAGGTAAGGTGGGGTCGGGTATGCTGGGGTAAGTTACGGTTAGGTAAGGTGAGGAACTGCCTTTGGGCAGGTTATTGAGGAAGGAGGTAAAATAAGAATAATTAAAATATGTGCAATGTGTGGAATGGAATTTGAAAGTAGGCATAAAAATCAAAAATTATGTTCAAGAAAATGTTCTGGATTGGCACGCAGAGGTATACTTTTTTTAAAAGAAACAAAAATAAAAATGAGTATAGCTGGAATAAAAAGGACTCATAATATTGAATGGAAAAGAGAACATGGTGAAAAAATAAAAAAATGGTATCAAAATCCAGAAAATAGAAAGAAAATGAGCAAGGCAATGCTTGAGGCACAAAATAGACCAGAAGTAAAATTAAAAAAAAGTAAATCACGGAAAACATGGTATCAAAACCTTTCGATAGAAGCTAAAAATAAAATGAGAGAAAAGCATATAGGCAAAAAACAATCTTTGGAAACAAAAAAGAAGAATAGTATAGCTTCTAAAAAGATGTGGCAAGACCGAAAATATAGAGAAAAAACAATTAAAAATATGAAAATAGTAGCTAATACTCTTGAACATAAAGAAAAAATGAGACAAAAAACCAAAGCAACATGGGACAATCCCAATAGTATATTTAATACGCAGGAATATAGAGAAAAGTTAGGTATAATCAGTAAAAAAAGGTGGCAAAATTCAGAATATAGAGAAAAAATGCTTGCAATGAATAATCCTAATTATAATATATGTTTAGAATGCGGTAAGAGATTTAGAACATCACATAAAAAACAAATATGTTGTAGTAAGAAATGTTCTAATATTAATCGGAGAAAGCAATTAGAAGTTAAATGTTTAAATTGTGGTAAATTATTTGAAAGTGTATTATCAAGAAATAGTAAATTTTGTAGCAGAACTTGTTCTGTTGAATATAAAATAGGAGAAAATAATTCTCATTGGAAAGGTGGACAAATAGAGAAAATATGCCCCAACTGCGAGGAGAACTTTAAAGTATATCCTGGTAGTATTACAGTCTGTTGTTCAAAAGAATGTGCTTATGAATGGGTGGTAAAAACAGAAAAGCTAAAAGGCATTCCCCAAAGTGAAAATCATTTAAAGAATAGAATAATTGCTATGAATAAACCAGAGTATAAACAAAAACAAAGTATATCTTCTAAGAAAAGGTGGTTAGATTCAGAATATGTAAAAAAGATGATGAAAGCTAATAATCGTAAACCTACAAATCCAGAAAAAGTTTTTGATGAAATTACACCCGTTATTGTTAGGTATGTTGGAAATAGAGGTTGGAATAGGTGGACAGGAAAACAATACAGAAACCCTGATTTTAAAATTACGGGGCAAAATAAAGTAATCGAAATATATGGAGATTATTGGCATAGAAATGATAATCCAGAAGACTTAATACAAGAATATAAAGATATAGGGTTGGATTGTTTAGTTTTTTGGGAGCATGAAATATATGATGATATTAATAGGGTGTTAAAAAAAGTAAATGAATTTGTAGAAATTAAATAGAAAGGAGGTAAATCATAATGGAGAAAATGGGTAAAAAAGTGGGAACTGTATATGAAGAATTAAAATTATCAGTATCTAAATTATCTAAAGATTTAAAACGGGCGGAAGCTGAACTAAAGAGACAATTAGAGAAATTGGAACAGATGGAAAAGGAGGCACTAACCAACAAAGCCAATGAATGAAGAATTAATCACTTTAAGCAACTTAAACCTGGCAAGGCAATTTATCAAAGACTACGGCGTAAATGGCGAAAAGCAAACATGGGGCAGAGGCTCTATTAGGCTATTCTGCTATGACTGCGTAGAATTTAACGGAAAAAGGTGTGGCAAGTGGAACAGGGGTTGCGATTATCAGCAGGAGTTTAAGAGGGTAGTTGAAATAGGGCTAAATATACCATTGCCAAAAGGGGAATATAAGGACTTGCTGGATGGGATAATTAAAATATTAAATAAATAAAGGAGGCGAAAAATGTATTTAAAAGATGTTAAATTTATAGATGCCGATAACCATATAACAATAGGTAAGGTAATAACATGTGGAAAATTAAGAAGTATATTAAATAAATTGCCTATGCACTGTTTATTAAACACGAATGAAGTTACCGGAAATATAAATGTATTTGATAACAAAGAATTTAATCCATTAGGGTATGTAGATATTGCAGAAGATAAATTTATAAAGTTTGAAGAAAGGAGGTGAAAATATGAGATTTAGAATAACTTCAGAAGAACAACGAGAAAAGGTAATTAAAAAATTAGCAAATATGATGGTAGACCACATAACCGAAGAAGCCGAAGATAAAGCAAGGGAGTGCATAAAAGATTTATTTGATTTTAATATGGATAGTGATGACGTATTATCTGTAGTTTATGCCATTAAATTTAACGCTGCAATACTTAAATTATTATTAGGAAGCGTTAAAAGAGAAAAGGCTAAAAAGGAAAACAAAAAGAAAAAAACAACAAAGGACGTGATTTAATACATGGAAAATTATCAAATGATTTCACTTATACCTGCACGGGGAGGCAGTAAACGAATACCCCGCAAGAATACCAAGATGTTAGTAGGCAAGCCTATGATTGCCTGGACAATCGAGGCAAGCCTACAGTCAAAATATATCAGTAGAACATTTGTATCAACGGAAGATCCAGAGGTAAAAGAAATATCCCTCAAATATGGAGCAGAAGTAATCGATAGACCGCCAAAATATGCAACCGAATTATATGGAAATGGATTTGAAATGTTAGAAACACTTAATCATTTCAAAGAGGTCGTTTGGGATATGGGAGTTCGGCCAGATTACCTTGCTTTTCTAATGGCCACTTCACCATTAAGGACGGCAGAACAGATAGATAAGGCATATGAACTAATGTTAGAAAGGAATTGCACAAAGGTTTATACCGCTTATAAGATGAGTGCCAGCACAGAAAGATGTATGTTTTTGGATGAAAGGGGCAGAGCAGAGCAGGTGTATGAATATACCCCAAGGGAAATGTATTTAAAGAATTTAGGATTGGAATTTCAAGAACCTAAATATATATTTTGTAGTGATGTAGTCATTACAAGATTTTTAGATGCCGAACCTTTCGGCAATATCAATTTTAATGATTTGACTTTATTTATTATCGACGAAAAAGATATGGTTGATGTGGATACAGAATTTGATTTTGAGATGGCAGAGATGATTTTAAAGAAAAGGTTAAAGATGATATAATTAATGAAAAATATAAGGAGGTAAAAAATGTTAATAGAATATAAAACCATATTAATGGGAGAAAAGGCCTTAGAACTTAATCAAAATAAAAATGATGATGGTTATCAGATAGATGGTATTACTGGATATGGAATTGTTAAAATTGAATATTGTTGTGAGGATATAAAAGATTGGATTAGGAATGGAATTGACCCACCAAAATTTGCATACGAAAACTATGAACCTTACTTTAGTGTTCATTATGGTTATGGGGGAGAGGCAGAATTTTATGAAATTAATATATATTATTGTCCATTTTGTGGTAAGAAAATAATTTATCAAGAAATTCAAAAAGTTCGACTTAAAGCGAGGAAGAAAGAAAAAATAGAATATACTGATTATTATGAAGAAGAAATAAAGTAACCAAAATATTCCACCAAAAAACATTGACACACATTTAAATGTATTCTACGATTAGTATAGGGGGTAGTATATAAAAAACCTATCTATAAGGATGGTGACTAACATAAGCACAATAACCAATATCATAAATGCCATTAAAGCAATGGCAAGAGGAGGCACTACGCAGAATAGATTGCAGTATTTGCCTGATTGGTATTATGAGCGGGAACTGGCAAGTCCAGAGAATTATACCTCACTGCTTAATGCCTACAAAAGCTGGGTATATGTCTGTGCTTCCCGCAATGCCGTATCCTTTGCTTCATTTCCTTTACGCCTCTATGTAGCCAAGCCTGCAAAATCAAAAATGCTTGTCGAGACCAGACCGATATCAAAGGAAACCAAGAAATTCCTCTACTCCAAAGAAATGGGTCACCTTGACCGATACCTGCGGAAAGCAGTAGAAGTTGAGGAAGTGCTGGAACATCCGTTTATTGAACTGATGAAAAATGTCAACCCATTCATGAACGAATTTGAACTGAAAGAAATGACCTGCCTGAATCAGGAATTAACTGGTAATAATTACTGGTATTTACTACCCAACAACATGGGATTGCCGATACAGATTTGGATTGCCCCGCCTGATAAGATGAAGATTATCCCATCGAAAGAAGAATTTATCAAGGGTTATATATATAAGAATGGGCTTAATGAGGTTGCCTTCGATAAACTTGAAATCATTCATTTTAAATATCCTTCACCGATATCTGTCTATTACGGGATGTCACCTATCAGTGCGGTTACCCATGCCTATAATATTAATGAGAATATGAATAGGTATGAAAATAGTTTATTCTCTAACATGGCAAGACCCGAAGGTTTATTATCATCAGATTCGCCTATAAATAAAGAAGAATTAGAAAGAATGAGCACTCAATGGAATCAGCGTTACGGCGGGGCAAATAAGGTAGGCAAGACTCCCATATTGACAGGTGGCCTAAAATACCAGCCGATTACCTTTAGCCCAAGAGAGTTAAGTTTCCTATCAGGCCGTAAGGTAACTAAAGAGGAAATTGCCAATGCCTATGGCCAGTCAGTTGCTTTATTCGATAAGGACGCTAACCGTGCCAATTCTGATGCAGCAATATATATGTTTATGAAAGATTCAATAAGTCCAAGACATAGGCGTTATGAACAAAAGATAAATGAACAGATATTGCCAAGATATGATGAAAGATTATTCTGTGCTGTTGAGAACTGTGTACCGGAAGATAGGGAATTTAAACAGCAGGTCAGAACTGATGGGGTAAATACTTATATTACTGTAAATGAAATAAGGCAAGAAGAAGGAAAAGAGGATGTAGAGGGTGGAGACCAATTATATGTTAGTAGCCTTCTAATGCCATTAGGCACAATACCAGAAGAAAGGGAATTAGAAGAATTAAGTAAAAAAATAGCACAGCGGGTTAAGGAAAAATTACATGCGTAAAATATCAGATAATGCTATCAACCAAATAGTTGATAGTATTGTATGCCTGATAAGGCAAGGGAAATTAGTCACAACTGCCGAGGGTGGAGGGCGGCAGACTAAAGAAAATGAAAAGAATATATTGAAAAGCAAGCGAAGCAGATTAGTAAAACCACTTGAGCATGATTTTAGAAAGGGTATTATACCGTTATTTGAAAAGCAGAAAGATAAAGTCATAGGCATATTACAAGGTAGGAAAGCGGCAAACTATAATATCAATGGTGCTATCAAAGTGCCGACTACCCAGGAGGAAATCAGAAGTTTTACCGAATATGTTTTGCCTAAAATAACGGCAATGATGGCGATTGCCGGAGAAAGTGCCTTAAGTGAACTTGAGATTGGGATAGCTTTCGATATCATGAATCCCAAAGTAATAGAGTGGTTACAGGCTCATGCTGCCGAAGCGGTAAAAGAAATTGGGGTTACTACAAAGCATTTATTAAAACAAACGCTAATTGAAGGAATGGAGAATGGTGAAAGCATTGCCAAACTGACAGAACGGATAAGACAAGCTTATTTGCCGTTAGATATGGAAGGATATCGGGCAAAAAGGATTGCCATGACTGAAACGAAGAATGCCGTTTCGCAGGGCAATTTGCAGGGGTATAAGCAGTCAGGACTTACGGGTAAAAAAGGAATATTGCTTGGCCCGAATCCTTGTGAGTTTTGTATTAGTTTATATAATATGGGCTTGATTGATTTAGAAGATACCTGGGGAGGATACGAGAGCCCTAGTTTCCACCCATCGTGCCAATGCGACATATATTTTAGGCCAGAATAAACAGGAGGAAAATTAATATGAAAGAATCGATAGAGTTTTTAAAAGAGTTAGATGAAGTAGACCATGAAAACTATCCAATGTTAAATTTTGGGGATAAACTAAAAAAGATTATTTCCCTTCTCCAGCAAGGCGAGGCGTTAAAAGCAGAGAATGTAGAACTAAAAGCGTACAAGAAGATGTGGGAGGCTACAATTGAAATAACATACCCAGGAAGGTTTTCTTTGGAATGTTTAACATTAATTACCGAAAGTATAAAAAGAAAATACTTTCCGAAGAAGCGAATGGAAACCAAAGAAGCGATAGAGTTAATAAAACATGACCTTGATTTATGCCTTAACGATGGTATTGACAAGGATGACTTATTTAAAGCCATAGATAATATAGAAGACGAACTCCAGCAAGGCGAGGCATATCGACTGATAGTAAGGGATGTAGAAATAATATTATTACCTGCATATTTTATAGACCATGCACCTGAATTAGAGAGATTTAGAAGATTATTTAAAGAGACTAAACAAAAATACTTCCCAGAAGATAAATTAATACAGGAGTAGAATGAAGCAACTATTATGCCAACATTGCAGTAATCCGTTATCGAAGAACATCGAACTGGGGGCGGGTTCGTTTTATGTTAATCCGTCAAGACCACTTAAAATGTATCAAGAAGATATTAAGTGCCAAAGGTGCGGGGCGATCAATCAAGTATCCGTTGAGGTAGATTATGTTATCAGGATAAGATTGGTTAGCGATACAATTATAGCCAGTACGGGGCTAATGGGCAAGAGTAATTTGAATTCGGCATAGGAGAAAAATAATGAAAAATAGAAACGAGAATTATGATAGGGAAAATGACATACTTTATATTTCAAGTAAAGATAATAGACCTGCAATAGCAGAAGAACCCATTGATGGAGTTGTTATAAGACGTGCTGTAGATAATAATGAAATAGTTGGGGTAACAATATTCGATATTAAGAAATTGGTAAATATTGGCTATCAAGGTTATCACGACGTAGAGGAATTTTATAAGGAATAATTAAAAACTAAATATATATTTCCTACATAACTAAGACCGTCAGTCTGGATAAAGGAAAGTGAGCTGCTGAACAGCCACAGACAAGATTAATTTCTTGCTGTGGCTTTTTTATTTGGAAAGGAGAAATAAATGAATAATATTTTTAATCAGTCTGCAATTGTAGAAGAAGCGATAATAAGTTGGGAAGAATATATTTCGATGGGAATGGAAGCAAGAGAAAAAAAAGATAATGCTCAATGGGAATTAGGTGATTTGGCTTGTAAGGTTAAAAAGGATTATGGGAAGGATGCTATTGGTAAATATGCAATAGATATTGGGATAGTAAAAACTACCTTACAAGAATATAAAACTATATCTTCATTTTATGAAAAATCGGCACGTGCCGATTTTTTAAGGTTATCATTTTCTCATTTTAGACTTGCAGAAAAAAATAATACCAAAGAACAGGCTATAGGTTGGCTACAAAAAGCAGATGATAACGATTGGACTTGTGAACAATTAGCTATTGAAATTAAGAAATTAAAGCCAGTGGAGAACATATTAGCACCTGAAGGGAAATATGATGTTATTGTAATAGACCCTCCCTGGAAAATGGAAAAAATAGAAAGAGAAGTTGCACCTAACCAGATTGGATTTGATTATCCTACTATGGAATTAGACGAGATAAAAAATTTTAAAATACCTGCTGGTGATAATTGTCATATTTTTCTATGGACGGTGCAGAAACACTTACCCGAAGCATTTGAAGTAATAGATTACTGGGGTTTTAAATATATTCTTACTTTTGTCTGGCACAAAAATGGTGGTTTTCAACCCTTCGGACTTCCACAATATAATTGTGAATTCATATTATACGCAAGGCAAGGATCGCCAAAATTTATAGACTTAAAAGATTTTTTTACTTGTTTTAATGCAGATAGAACAGGACATAGCAAAAAACCTGAAGAATTTTATGAAACTTTACGAAGAGTAACGGAAGGTAAAAGATTAGATATGTTTAATAGAAGGGAGATAAAAGGATTTACACCTTGGGGCAATGAGGCAAATTGAATATAAAGAAAATATAACAAAAGAAATAAAGCAAATACTATTAGACAATTCAAATATATTTATAGATATAAAGTTTTCTACTCTAATAGAAGACACTAAATATGCGACTGATTTTACGGTTAATATATTAAATAAAAATATTGCAGTAAGAGTAAGAGAACCTGATTGTAAATATAGAGATTTCACTATTAGGGCTAAAGCAGAATATAACGGCAGAACAGAAATTCATAAAATAAAAGAAGGTTATGGAGATATTTATTTATATTGTTGGAAAGACATAAATTATAAGATAAACGAATATATGATTATTGATATAAATAAATTGAGAGATTCTGATTTATTGAATATCTATAGGAAAATCATAATGAATAATGACAATACAGGATTTATATATATTGGAATTAATGAATTAGAAAAAGAAAATTGTTTATTAGTTAAGAAATTATTAGATTGTTGTATTTAGAATAGTGAAAATAATAGATAAATGAGGTGATTTAATATGGTAAAAGATAAACTTTTTACCACTGCTTATACCAAAGAGATTAACGAAAAGGAACGGACTCTTATTGCGTGGGGGTCAAAGGCCATTATTGACAGAGATAAGGAAATAATAAGAGGGGATGCATGGGATTTAACGGCGTATGAAGAGCATCCTATAATTATGTTATCTCATCAATATAAAGATTTATGGATAGGTAGAGCTTTATGGGTAGAAACCAGTGATGAAGGATTAAAATTTAAAGCACAATTTGCAACTACTGCTCCCGCTAAAGAAGCTTTCCAATTGGTAAAAGATACTAAAATAGCCGCTTTTAGTGTAGGTTTTATTCCTAAAGAATGGGAAGATAAAAAAGTAAGTGAACTTGATGAATTAGATCAAAAAATGGTAAAAGCCACAGGATTAACCGATAAAGATACTGTAAGAATACATACCAAATGTGAATTGTTAGAAATATCTTTAGTTAGTGTTCCATCCTGTTCTACTGCGGTTTTGACTGCTTATAATGAGGGAAAAATCAAGACCAAAGAATTAAAAAATAAACTTGATGAAATTATTAAGATTGTAGAAGTGAAAGTAGAAATAGTAACTAAACCAGAAGAGACTGAGGATTTTATACATATCCCAATAAGACCCGCAGGGGATTTTGTAAAAGATTCATTCAGAACGATTGATATAGATGCAGAGAAAGGAATCAAGGCGGCAATTGGAAAACTTACCTCTGATCCACAAGGCTCAACTCATGTGCAGAAATATCTTTTTGATAAAAGCAAGGGTTGGACTATGGCATCCGCTCAAGCTTGGGTAAATAACCACAAGAAAGAATATGAGGAAATAAATATTGAAATTGATAAAGAAGAAGTTACTTTATCAGAAAAAGGAAAAAAGAAATTAGAAGAAGCATTAGAAGATATAAAAGAAGGCAGAATAGAAAAAGTAGAATTTGATAATAATGATTCTCTAATCGAATTTGCCACCAAATATGGAATTTTACTTGCCGAAAAGACTACTTTAGAAAATGAGGTTAAATTAAGAGATGTGGCCATTGGTGAATTAGAAACCAAGATAGCAGAAATAGAATTAAAGCAAGGGGCGGTTCTTAACCGAAAGAATAAGACGGATTTAAAAGACGCTCAAGGGAAAATACAAAGCGTGCTGGATTCTGCAGAACCTGCACAAGATGAAAAAATAAAAATAATAGAAGAAGAAGTAAGGGAAGAAAATAAAAAAATAGATATTAGTGCAAGTGATATTAAAGACATTATAAATAGTGCATTAAAAGAACAGGTTAATAATATAAATGAAAATTTTAGTAACGAGATGAGTAATACTTTAAAAAGAATTACCGGAAAAGTAATGTAAGGATTATTTATTATCAGATAGAATATAGGTTTTAACTAGTGTACCGAGGGGTATTACAAAAAGTATACCGAGGGGTATGAAATTAAAAACATATTCTAAAGATAATAAATAAGTAAAACAAAATAACAAGGAAGTGAATAATAAATGGAAATTACAAAGGATGAGTTAAAAATTCTTGTATCCGATGTTAATAAACAATTGGTAGATGAAGTAGATAAGATGAAAAAGTCTCAAATAGACCAATTTAATGAAATACTCGAAAAACTAACCAAAGCACAAGAAAACAAGATGCAAAAGGTAGACCCGGAAGTAAAAAAAGATGAGCCAAAATGGGATTCTTTTGGCGAACAACTTATGGCGGTAAAGAAGGCCTATGATCCATCGAACAGAGAAATAGATAAGAGATTAATAGATGTTAAAACTATATCTGGTGCAAACGAATTAGTGGGTTCTGAAGGTGGATTTTTGGTTAGTCCGGAATATTCTGCTGAAATTCTAAAACAAACTCACGATGTCGGTATAGTGGCAAAGGATTGCAGACATATTACTATTGGCGGAAACAGATTAATCATCAATGCCCTAAACGAAACTTCTCGTGCAACTGGTTATCGTT